TGGATCTGCTATGTCTCCATCAATCCATTGACCAGCTTTTTTAAATGCTTGTGCACCGCTTGGTGTGTACACAGTATTAGGAATCTTTACTCCAGCTTCGTTTGCACACCAGTTAACAAAACTTCCACACCATGGTTGGAAGTTAGCTTTCATAAAAGCACCGTATTTAGTTTCGTTATCTTTAGGACCTTCAATGGTTCCTATTTCTGCTGTAGCAACTTCAATAAGACGAGCTGCTGTTCCTTGATCTGCCATTATTTCACCTTATTCCCAAATTTTGCCCAGACTCTTTCATGCAGAAAGTATCCTAAAGCTTCCCACAAGATATATCCTAGAGCTCCTAATGTTGCATATTCATACTCGACTTCACCAGTCATAAGATATGTAACAATTGCAATTATTCCAGCAACACCAACTAAATGAAATGTTTCCCAGCTTAATGTTTTAGCAAGTGTCTTTTTAGTTGAGTCTGCCACGATTACTTATCCCAATCTTCATCAACTGGTTGTGCTTCTGGCATTGCCCCGTCTGGCTTTGCTGCTAAACGTGCAGCTGTTGCATCAATTTCTGCTTCAAGCTTCTTATCGGCTTGTGTATTTTTTGCATCTATTTCTTTGTTAGCCAACTGTGCTGACATAATATCCTTAGCACCAGATTGACCAATTAATAAACCTGCAAGTGTTCCTGTGATAAATGTTGCAACGCTACCAAGTACATTAAAGAACATCTTATCGTTCTCTGACTGTCCGCCAATTGGTTGTGTTACAAAAATTAGAGCATACAGAATGCCCAATGATGTGCACAAAAGAATTGTGCCTAATGTAATTCCTAAAATAAATTTTAATCTAGCATCTAGATCCTGTGGACTTAGTCTTTCTTTAGCCATTTGGTGTACCCGTCTTGTCTTCTGCAATTGGATCTTTACCAATTACATCTTTAGTGCATGTGCCTGTCGCTTCACAAATTGGAGGATTGCATTCAGCTTTTTCCCAATTATCAGGGTTTTGGCATGGGTATCTGTAAAAACCTTGATATCCGCAGCTAGTTAATGATAGCATTAATAGCCCTGATAAAGCAATAGCAGTTATTCTTTTCATACCTCTATTATACCTTATTCTTCGTCTTTTCTGAGAGGTATGGTAATTAGCCAAATTACAGTGACTATTACTGTTGCTATGCCGACTACATCCTGTGCTGTCCCTGTAAGGGTTAGCCAGGCTATAAAGAACCCAAGGAGGGTCCATAGCTGGGCTATGCTTTCCTTTACTGCTTCCCATATCCAATTAAAGAAACCTTTAATTATTTTCATTATATCCTCCTTGTCATGGCTGCTGCCACTATATTTCCTGCAATAATTACTGGCACTACAACCTCTTGTGCTTTTTCTCTTTGATCATCCGTCATATCTTTACCCCATTCTGATGGGCTAAATAATTTCTCAAAATCAATATCCGTAATAGCTCCAATTGGGTCTGATAAAAATGCTTCTGTGGCAACCTCTGTTGTTGCATCTGCTAATGTATATGGCATTGGAGCACTAGCGTTTTCTTTAATTCTATCACCGAATTCTTCTAGAGCTGTTGCTAAATTTTTATCAGTAGCAGCTAATGCTGCCACCTTTGCTATTTCTGATGCTCTAATTCCAAGTCCTTCCGCAACAGCCGCTTTTTGTTCTGGAGTTAATTTAGTTAATGTATCTTTGCTTGTTAAATCTGCAATTAGGTTTGCTGTCTCTTCTGTGATAGTATTGGTAGATGGTTCTTCAGAAGGTTCAGCAGGAGTTGGCTCTGGTTCAGGAGTTGGCTCTTGATCTATATCCGATGGCTGAGGTGAAGGCTCTGGTGAAGGCTCATCAGTGGGCTCTGTCTCAGGAGTTGGATCTGGTGTCGGTTCATCTGTGGTTTCAGAATCTGGAGTTGGAGTGGAATCGTCTGGTTCAGTTTGTTCAGGTGATGGCTCAGGAGAAGGTTCAGGCGTAGGATCAGTTGTTGCATCTGGAGTTGGCTGCGGTTGATTTGCCATAGCAGCAGCTATTGCTGCAGCAACTCTTTGTTGTTCTTCAAATTGCCAAGTTTCATTATATAATTCCCATGCATCATCTATTGCATTATTTAAATTAATAATAGATTGATCATAAGTTGACTGTGTATTATTTTTAGCAGCTAATGCATTTGCTGTATTTGTTACTGCAGTATTATAGGTATTAGTCTTAGTTGTTAATGTTTGACTGTATGTGGTTAATGTAGAATTTGCTGTATTGTATGTAGCAAGCTTAGTATTGTAATCTGTCTGTGCCGTCGCCTGTGCAGTTATTGCTGCATTGTATGCATCAATTTGTGATTGCGTTGCACCTACGCCATAAGAAAATGTATTTAAATTACAACTAAATCCTATACCCCATCCTCCAGTATAAGCACATCCCGCACCAGTCCACCCGCCTGGAATTGACCAGCCAAGGTGATACGAGCCTGGGCCGCCACCGTTATACCACCATATTTCTACATCTAAAGTTTTATCTTGACTAACATCATAAACTGGTGAGTAAGGACTCCATGTCGATCCTTGTTCTACCCAGTTATCAACGGCAAGGTTTCCGTCCACATACATCCTAAAACCATCATCTGTATATCCTGCAAAATATACTGAAGTCCAGTCTGAAGGAACTGTAATTTTTCCAGTAAACTTAACAATGATATCTTCGTAATATCCGCAAACTGGGAGGTTCATTGAATTTGAATTCCATATACCAGTACATATAACAGATCCAGTCACTGCTTGGCTACCATTTCTTAATAAGGTATAAACAGTATATTCCAGTCCCTGATTACCAGCGGATTGAACAGTAGATTGCGTTGTTTGTAGATTTATGTTTGCTATATCTAATACATCTTGAGCATCGTTTTTATCTTCTAAGGCTGTAGCAACTGTTACCGTTTGCCCATCTACTGCTGATTGAGCTGTTGTTTTTTCAGACAATGCTGTTGTTTCTGCTTCTACCGCCTCATTATATGCAGCATATGCGCTATCCCTAGCAGATTTTGATGCTACTGCTGCATCGTATTTGTCTTCTGCTATATCTATTAAGGCTCTAGTATCTGCCTCTTCTGTAAGATTTGTTACCTTTTCGTTTAGTTCTGCTATCTCTTCAGCGGCAACTGAAAGTGGATCATCGCTATAAGCAGGTGTGAGAAATAGCCATCCAAACATTAAAATGAATGCTAATGATAATCTCCATGCTTTAGTCCTAGTCAACTATAACTCCTAAACAAACACTATGTCTGCTTAGTTAATTATATCATTGAACTATTTAGGATTGTCTGTTTTATAAAACCCGTTACCTTTAAACTGTATGCCGAACGGTGTAAAGTGTCTTGTCATATTTGCTTCACACTCTACGCATGTGTATCCTGGATCATTATCATTAATAGATCTATGTACTGACATTGTTGGATGTGCATCATCGTATGAACATTTGTATTCGTATACTGGCATTTTTATCCTTTAATTATAATGAGCAGTTTCGGGACATACTCAGGTCCATCCTGCGGGTAACGGCCCGCTATCTGCGACTTCCCAGTGACGGGGTGCAGATTTCTATTATACCTTACTTGATTTTAATTGCTTTAGGCTTTTTTTCTTCTGGAACAATGCGATCAACATTAATATGTAGCATGCCGTCCTTTAGCTCTGCACCAGATACTTCCATGTATTCACCTAGAGCAAAAGATCTGACGAACTTTCTACCAGCAATACCCTTGTGAACAATTTCTGCATCTGTAACCTCTACAATTTCACCCTTAATGATAAGCGTTCCATCTTCTACTGAAACACTGACATCTTCCTTGGTAAATCCTGCAATAGCAAGCGATAACCTATATGTATCTTCATCTAATTTAAGAAGATCATATGGAGGATATGATTGAGAGTTGATTTTGTGTGCACTATTTAGACGGGCTAGGTCCCTGTTAAAGCCAATAAAAAAAGGATCATTAAATAGATCCATTGCGAATTGTGTTACCATGTTATTCCCCTTTCAAGCGAATAAATTAATATACGGACCCTCTATTGAGCAGTCCGTATACTATTATAGCAAAATATTTATATCTTGTCTATTTCTTCTTAGCCCTTACTTTAGCAAGTGCTTCAAAGTCCTTTACCTTGGTATCCCCTAGGTATCCCCAAGCATATCCATCGGCAATCATTTGTTCATTGACTGATACTTTAGATCCGTCTAGGAATAACCACCCAAGAATACGCCCGTATTTTTCTGATGAGTCCATTTTTTCTGTTTTAATAACAACAGTCTTAGATGCATCAATTGCTTTCTTTAAATACTCTTTAGATTCAAGGCCAAGCGCTTTTTCCATTTTGTCTGTGGTACGGCTTTCAGGAGTATCTATTCCCGCTAACCTAACTCGTGAGCTAAATGAGATATCAAATCCAAGATCAATATCTACATCGATGGTATCTCCGTCTACAACCTTTGTAACCTTTTTAACGTAGTACTCAAACATTACTTAGCCTTCTTAGTTGGCGCTTTCTTAGCCACCTTCTTGACTGGTGCCTTTTTAGCTGTCTTTTTTGCAGGAGCCTTCTTGGCTACCTTCTTTGCTGGAGCTTTCTTGGCAGCCTTCTTGGCTGGTGCTAAAATCTCA